GGATGACGATGTCCGGTATAGCGCAGACTATTGTGCGGCTGCTCCTGCTGCCGCTGGTAGCCGTGGCAGTCATCACCATGCTCGTGGTGATGTGGGCCGATCAGTGGCTCGTCGCTCAGACCGCAGCTGAGCGGGCGCGGAGGGCGGGGCTGTGACGACACGAACGGAAGAGGCGCTCCGCCGGATCGCCAAACGGCTCCGGATGCTCCCGCCGTCCGAGCGGACCGGGTCGGTCACCCTCCACTTCGCCCGCGGCGAGATCCGCAAGGTCGAGTGGAGGACGCTCGACGACGCCGAGGAGTGGGATGACACTGTTGCCGAGCGCCATGAAGACTACTAAATTGCTGGTAGCAAAGAGAGCTGGGCACCCCATACCGGGACCTCGGCGCTCGCCCCTCGGGGGACGAGTGTCGAGGTCTTTTGCATCTATGACCTGGAGGCCACCTCGACCCTGTATACACCACGGATGCCCCGAGCTCGTACTCGAGGGCAGCCGGTGCAGTGCGCATCAGCGGGACCAGGACCGGGAGCAGGACAGCAGGCGAGGTAGCTCAGCGCAGCGAGGGTATGGGGCGGCCTGGCAGCGAGCCCGGCGGCGCTACCTCCGAGGGCATCCGCTCTGTGTCGACTGCGAGAAGGCAGGCCAGATCACCGAGGCAACTGTCGTGGACCATATCATACCGCACCGTGGCGACCAGGGCCTGTTCTGGGATGAGGGCAACTGGCAACCGCTCTGCAAGGCACACCATGATCAGAAGACCGGGCGTGGGGAGTGATGGGAGCGCACCGGACCGGCTCAGATGGGCTCTGAAAGCGCCCCGCGCGGGCCGGACCGAGGGGGGTGGATGCGATTTCTTCATGGGGGGTGCCCTTCTAGACCGCCGCCCTAGTCGATTTGATTTCTGTACGGGTTCCCATGGGTTTTTCCGGGTTGAGATTTTTTTGTGGTGATTGATGTCGGGACCGACCCCCAAGCCAGCCGACCGCCGGCAGCGGAGAAACAAGCCGGCCACGCTCCGAGTCGTGCCGGCCGGAAGGGTCGGTCGCGAGGTCCCGAAGGCCCCGGCCGGGATGCTCAAAGCTACCCGGGACGAATGGTCCACCTTCTGGGGGTCCGAGCTCGCTCAGCTAGTCGAGCCGTCGACCGACCTCCCTGCTCTCGAGCGGCTCTTTCAGCTCTACGACGAGCACCGTCGGTCGATGCGGGCAGCGCGAAGGGAGCGGCTGGTGGAGGGGTCGATGGGGCAGCTGGTCCTAAACCCACTGCTCAAATATGCGGAGAGCCTGCAGAAGGAGATCCGCGCACTCGAGGATCGGTTCGGCCTCACGCCGCGGGCCCGGCTCGCACTCGGGATCCAGTTCGGCGAGGCCGCTCGCTCGCTCGCAGACTTGAATCGTGCACTCGACGCAGATGACGACGAAGACGAGATCGAAGCCCAAGAGGACCCGCGCCAAGCGGTCTGAGCCGACCCCGCCCCCGACGCTGGGGCCGTGGGTCTGCCGGTGGATCGAGCGCTACCTCGTCCACTCCGATGGCGACTTCCTCGGTCAACCCTTCCGGCTCCGGCCGTGGCAGGCGGGCTTCATCTGGCGGGCGTATGAGCTGATGCCAGACGGATCCCGTAAGCACGATCGGGCACTGATGGGTCTCCCCAAAGGGAACGGCAAGACAGAGCTCGCGGCAGCGATCGCCCTCGCCGAGCTCGCGGGGCCGGTGATGTTCAATGGGTGGGCAGCTCCTGGACGGCCGCGGCGGCCGGTGGCGAGGACCTCGCCAGATATTCCGGTCGCAGCCTCGACCTTCGAGCAGGCGGATACACTCTTTTCCAGCGCCCGGACGATGGTTACCGCCGGCCCTCTCGATCCCTTCTTCGAGTGCTTTGATACGGAGATCCTGCCCAAGGGCCAGTCAGGCAGGCTCTACCGAGTCGCTGCGGTCGCGGGTGCCAACGATGGCCGGCGTCCGACCTTCTTCGTCAGCGACGAACTCCACGAGTGGGAGGGGCGTAAGGAGAGAGTCCACCTGGTGCTCTCGAACGGCCGCGCGAAGAGAGCGGACACCTGGGAGCTCGCGATCACCACCGCGGGGTGGGATATCGGCTCTCTCCTCGGTCGGCTCTATCAGTACGGGAAGAGGATCGAGAAGGGTGAGATCGATGACCCTCGCTTCCTCTTCGCCTGGTGGGAGGCGCCGGAGGACCTCGAGCTCGATGACCCTGAGCAGCGCCTCCAGGCAGTACGTGCCGCGAACCCAGCGGCCGGCGACTTCCTCCCCGAGGATGCGGTAGTGCGCAGGTATGACGAGCTCGGCCCCTCGAAGGTGCACGAGTTCCGGCGATACTACCTGAACCAGTGGTCGAGTGTACCGGAGCGCTGGCTCCCCGATGGGATGTGGGAGGCCTGCGCAGAGGAGGTCGAGGTGCCAGACGGCACGCGGATCGTGATCGGCTTCGATGGCTCGTATGCCCGGGACTCGACGGCGCTCGTGGGCTGTACCCTGGGCCCTCGCCCTCACCTCTTCGTCATCGGGCACTGGGAGCGGCCGGAGGGCGCAACGGAGGACTGGCGGGTCGATATCGGGGACGTAGAGCAGACGATCGTCAATGCCTGCGCTCGGTGGGAAGTCACTGCGATTGCCTGCGACCCCTTCCGCTGGCAGCGCTCGATCCAGACGCTCGGCGAGGCGGGGCTCCCGGTGGTCGAGTGGCCCTCGCACTCCGCTGCTCGGATGGCCCCGGCCTGCGCAGCCTTTGAGGATGCGGTACAGGGCCGGACCCTATCTCACGACGGCAGCGAGGACCTCGCCAGGCATATCAGGAACAGCGTGGTCAAGATCGACTCCCGGGGGAAGCGGATCACGAAGGTTCATAAGGACAGTGAGCAGAGGATCGACCTCGCAGTCGGAGCGGTGGTCGCCTATGACATGGCGACCAGAAATCTTCCACCCACAGCCGGGAGTTGGCTGCTATGAGTCTACTACGCCGGATGGTACCGAACTGGGTCGGCCGGATCTTCAACCGGGGCGGCGATGGGTTCATGAGTATCAAGGAGGTCCGCCAGGCCGCCGCGGACTCCACGAACCTACAGCAGGGCCGGGCCTCCAATGTGGTCATGGCCCCGCTCCTCTGGATCGGGAGGGCGTTCACCCAGGCGGAGGCAATCGTCGAGCGGAAGCGCTCTGGCCGGTGGATCATGGTGGAGGAGCACGGGCTCGCCGACCTCCTCCTCGAGCCGAATCCATACTATGAGGGTGATAGCTTATTCAAGGCGATCCTGCTCTCCTGGTTCGTGGATGGCAATGCCTACATGCTCAGGGTGCGCGACGAACTCCGGAGGGTCGTGGAGCTGTGGTATGTGCCGCACTGGATGATCGAGCCGCGGTGGCCCTCGGATGGGAAGACGTTCATCTCTCATTATGAGTATAGGCCGGCCGGGTCAGGTACGTCGATCAACCTCCACCCCTCCGACGTCGTCCACCTACGCTACGGGCTCGATCCAGACAACCCACGGAAGGGCCTAGCACCACTCAAGACGGTACTCCGGGAGGCGTTGACCGATGAGGAGGCCTCGAAGTTCAGCGCCTACATCCTCCGCAATATGGGTGTCCCTGGCGGCGTGATCGCGCCTAAGCATGCGGACAAGCCGCCGCACCCCGATGATGTGAAGGAGATGAAGGAGTACATGCAGAAGTTTCGGGGCATGAACCGCGGGGACTGGCTGGTCCTCGGGGTGCCCACTGAGGTGGCTCAGTTTGGGTTCGACCCGAACCGTCTGATGCTCGGCCCTCTCCGCGACATCTCCGAGGAGCGGGTCTGTGCGATCCTGGGCGTCCCGACCCCGGTGGTAGGATTCGGCTCCGGTATGCAGTCGACGAAGGTCGGGGCCACGATGCGCGAGATGGTCAGGATGGCCCGGGTGAACTGTATCGAGCCGGCACAATTCACAATCGCGCAGCAGCTCAGCCGGCAGCTACTCCCCGACTTCGAGGTCCGGCCGAAGAGGGCGCGGGTCCGGTTCGACAACTCCGGTGCCTCGATGTTCGCCGAAGATGAGACCGAGGAGGCGAAGCGGGTGGCGCTCCTGGTCGAGAAGGGCATCCTCCGCGTCGACCGCGCCCAGGAGGAGCTCGGTCTCGAGGTCGACCCCACCCAGGCTGTCTACCTACGTCAGGCGCAGACAGTCGAGGTCCGGCCCGGTGAGGAGCCGGCACCTATCCCAGCCCGCACCGAGAACCGGATCGCGGGCCTACTCCACACCACGCCGAACGGCAGGGAGGAAGAATGAAGATCTACAATGGCCCCCGCGGGCTCAACAGTCGCCTCGCCTACCGGGTCCAGGCGCAGGCGGAGGATGCAGTCGAGATCCTGATCTATGACGAGATAGGCGAGAACTGGTACGGCGACGGGCTCACTGCGGAGCGGTTCGCGGCCGAGCTCGCCGCGATCTCAGCGAGCCGCATCGACGTCCGAATCAACTCGGTCGGTGGCTCGGTATTCGAGGGCAACGCGATCTACAACGCACTCCGGCGCCACTCTGCCCGGGTCGAGACCCATATTGACGGTATCGCCGCCTCGATCGCCTCGATCATCGCACTCGCTGGCGAGAGGGTGCATATCGCAGAGAACGCCTTCATCATGATCCACAACCCGCAGGGCATGGCGTGGGGTGAGGCTACGGACATGCGGAAGATGGCCGACACACTCGATACCGTCCGGAGCTCACTGGTCGGCACCTATGCCAAAAAGACCGGTCAGGAGGTCTCGCAGATCGAGGCCTGGATGGATGAGGAGACCTGGTTCGGCGCCGACGAGGCGAAGGAATACGGGTTCGCCGATGAGATCACTGATGGTATCGAGATCGATGCACGGATCGCAGCCGCAGCAACCATGGCGAGGTTCTCCAACCTCCCGGCGGAGCTCGAGGAGAAGATCCAGGCAGCGATGGAGCCGACCGCACCTCCGGCACCTGAGCCCGCAGCCCTAGAGCCGGAGGCCCCCGCTACGGAGCTCCTTCAGCTCGCGGCCGCCGTGCAGTTCACCCTGAGCGAGACGAGGCTGTGACAGAGATTCGTTGCGGTAATTGCTCTAGGTGGCTCGGTGAGTCGGCGGTGCCACTAGTCTTCGTGGACGCCCTCCCGAAGGATACCGAGCCGCAGGTAGCTGCGCCCCGCGACCTCCGGCTCTGTCGGAGCTGCGGACGGGTCAACGTGTTCGTGGCCCGGGTGCACCTTGAGGCACGGCTCGCGAGCTGACGCTTGCGCAGCCGTGTCCCCCGGAGTACATTGCGGGGTGTAGGACAGTTTTGCATGGCCCTCCGATGGTCGAAGTCTGACCCTACCTATGGCCAGAACCAGCGCAACTGCGCTGAGTCTGGCCGTCTCTATACCTGGCCTCCTCAGCGCACCACCTTCAGAGGGGACCATGAGATCCTTCTTCAGTGCAGTACGACCCACCACGCTCCTGGCAGCGCTGGCTGCAGTCGCCGTGGCGGCGATCGCCATCCTGGCCCAGGCGTATGGTGCCACACTCCCGGCGGAGTTCCTGCTGGCCTTCCCGGCCGTCCCGGCCGTCCTCGTCGCCAAGCGCGCAGAGCTCGACGCCAAGCGCGCAGAGCTCGCCGGCGTCTTCGAGGCCGCGGGCCCTGACCTCGACTTCAGCAAACGTGAGGTCCTCGAGGCGCTCGGTGCCTCCACCAGTGCCGAAGCCGTGGAGAAGGTCAGAGAGCGCAATGCGGAGATCGAGGCGCTCTACGATGAGGCCAAGGCGCTTGCCGACGTCGAGAACATCCGTAACAGCCTGCAGGGTGATCGTGGCCTTCCGGCTCCCCAGCGCGGGATCCAGCATCCCGAGAACCGCGGCCCGCAGGGCATCGGCGAGATCATCGTGGGCTCCGATGCATTCCAGAACTACACCCGGACCCGAAACCCGACCGCCGGCGAGGTGCAGGGCTACGGCCTGCGCGAGATCCGCGCGGCGCTCTTCGAGACCGGCGCGGGCTGGGCGCCGGAGACGACCCGCAGCGGTCGCGTGGTCGACGCCGTGACCCGCCCGCTGCAGGTGATCGACATCATCCCGACCGGCACGACCAGCCAGGCGGCCTACGTCTACATGCAGGAGACGACGCGCACGCACGCGGCGGCCGAGACCGCCGAGGGCGGCGCGTTCCCCGAGTCGGCGTTCGCGCTCGCCGAGCAGTCGGCGCCGGTCCGCAAGATCGCGGACAGCGTCCCCGTCACCGACGAGCAGCTCGAGGACGTGGAGGGCGTGCAGAGCTACCTGACTGGGCGGCTCACCTTCGGGCTCCGTCAGCGGTTCGACGGCCAGATCCTCGCCGGAAACGGCACCGCGCCGAACCTGCGCGGGATCCTGAACACCAGCGGCATCCAGACGCAGGCGCGCGGCACGGACCCCGTCCCCGACGCGATCTACAAGGCGATGACCAAGATCCGCACCGGCGGCCGCGCGGTCCCGACGCACGCGCTCATGACGCCGACGGACTGGGAGGGCGTGCGTCTGATGAAGACGGCCGACGGGATCTACATCTGGGGCTCGCCGTCCGAGGCTGGACCCGAGCGCATCTGGGGCCTGCCCGTGGTCCAGGCCGAGGTGCTGACGGCCGGCACCGCGCTGGTCGGCGCATTCGACCCCGGCATGATCATGGCCTTCGAGCGCAGGGGCATCGACGTCCAGGTCGGCTACGTGAACGACCAGTTCACGAAGGGCACCCGGACGATTCGCGCCGACATGCGCGTCGCGCTCGCCGTCTTCCGTCCGGCCGCGTTCTGCACCGTCACCGGTTTGGCGGGCTGACGATGGCCCGCACGATTAGCGGGCTCCCCTTCACCGTCGGGCGCGCCGTCGCGCCCGGCGGTGAGGCTGGAGCCCATACGGTGGACGGCAATATCGCCCCGGGCGATACCCTACTGTCCGTGCTCCATATCTCGGCCGATCTCGCGACGAACGCAGATCTCACCACCGAGTTCACCATCACCGATCACGGCGAGATCGACAACGACGGGGGCGCCGATACGACGGGTGACTTCCTCGTGGTCCTCTACGCCAAGACCCCGGAGACGAGCTGATGAGTGGTCTTACGATAGTAGCCGACCGGCGGCTCTGGCTCGATGTGGCCAAGACGCGAGTCGTCGAGGACGGCGACCCGGCCGCGGCGTTCCTCTACGTCGCCGAGGGAGACGAGATCAACGCGTCCGACGCGGGGCGGTTCGGCCTCGCCGTGGAGGACGGCAAGGTCATCCTGCTCCGCGAGCCCGATGAGGCAGCCGAAGAGGGAGCCGGCGGTGAGGCTGGCGGGTCCGGCGACGATGCCAACGACGCTGGCGAAGGAGCCGGCGACGGCGCTGGTGACGATGCCGGCGCCGAGTCGGAGACCGAGGAGGAGCCAGCAAAGCCGGCGGCTCCGAAGAAGTCCACGGCCAAGGGCAAGAAGAAGTGAACCTCCGTCCGATCGGTGAGCCCGGCGATGAGCTGATCACCCCAGAGAGGGCAGCGGACCATCTCCGCATCGACTACCTCGACGAGGTGCGTGATCAGCTCGAGCTCTACATCCTCGCCGCTAGGGAGTATGCGGAGCAGAAGACCGGGCGTGCACTGGTCGAGAGGACGTGGGAGCTCACCCTCGACCGCTTCCCTCGGGGGCCGATCGAGGTCCGGAAGGTCCCGATCAACCCCGAGTCAATCGAAGTGCACTACATCGACCCCCAGGGCGATGAGCGCACCATCGATGCGGGCGACCTGGTGACCGTACCAGGGGAGCCAGCACGGATTGTCCACGTCCTCTCGTGGCCCGCCACAGCGCACCGGATCGGTGCAGTGCGTGTGCGGTTTGAGGCGGGGCCATCGGCCGCTGAGCAGGGCTCGCGGGAGCTCTCGATCCTGACCTCTGCGATGCTCCTCCATATCGGTGACATGTTCGAGCACCGGGAGGAGACCGTGGTGGGTGCATCGGTCAATCCTCGCCGAGCCATTGAGGATATCTACGATGCATTCCTGGTAGGCAGGAGGTACGCATGAGAGCTGGCCGCCTCCGCAGCCGTGCCGAGATCCGGCGCCCGACCGAGACCCGAGGCCAGTACGGCGAGGTCGAGACGACGTACCCCCTCGTCGGCATGGCCTGGGTGGACGTCCGAGTGCCTCGTCGAATGCTGGCCAACTACGGCGCTGGTGAGGTGCCGACCGGCACGATGGAGATCGAGATGCGGGACCGGATAGATCTCCGGGTGCGGGACGCGATCGTGATCGTCGCTGGCCCCGAGGCGGGGACCAGGTGGAGGGCGATCACGCCTCCGCATAGGCCAGGGCGCGGGGAGCTCCTCGCCATGGTCGAGGTCCTCGATGAGGAGATCCGGGAGCCTGATTCGGATCCCGAGGAGCCAGGCGACGATGATGAGGGAGGTCCATGATCCGGACCACGATTACCGGCGAGCGGATCGACGATTTTGCGGATGAGCTCTACGAGGAGCTCCGGCCGCGCATGGTCGAGGTTGTCCAGCGCGCCTCCGAGCGGCTCGCCGGCGGGCTACGCCGTGCCCTCTCCCGGGTCGGTCCGCCTGTCCCTGGCGGTCCACCGGCGAGGGTGACGGGCGAGCTCCAGGAGTCGATGCAGCCGGTCCCGATCCGCCGTCGTAAGACGAGCGTCGCGGGTGGTGCGGGTGTCTGGCATTCCGATCCTGCAGAGCGGGGCCGGATCGCCAGGAAGGCCGCCGCCCTCGAGTATGGTGGGACCGACCGGAAGGGCCGGGTCCACCCCCCATATCCCTTCCTGCGTGTCACTGAGGAGGAGATGCGCGATGAGATCGAGGCGATCCTGGAGGACGTATGAGATGGCCGTCTGCGATCACCGCTCTACTCGGACTCGCGGAGTCGGATCCGGAGCTGATCGCGGAGCTCGGGGGGCCGGAGATCTACCGGTGGCGGGAGTACCGGCAGGGGTCCGCCCCGAGCATCCAGTACACGGTCATCGTCACCAGCCGCGAAGAGGTGATGGAGCCGGTCCTGATCCAGTGGGACATCTTCGCGCGGAGCTTCGCTCAGCTGGTAGCGATCGAGCGTAGACTCAGGCGGCTCTTCCACTGGGTCGGCTGGCGGGAGATGGATGGGGTCTCAATGAGCTCCGTCTATGTCGACTCCCGCGACCACCCGCCCCCAGAGCCGGGGGTGTGGCATAGATCGATTGATTTCAGGGCCCAGCCTGTAGCTGAGCGGGGCTGGTAGACCGCCGCAACGCCGCGGCATAACTCGGAGATGAGATAATGGCGAACACGTACAAGCTGCTGGACCTGCAGGCGCAGCTCCGAGCGATCGGGCGCGGCGTCGTATTCTATGCGGAAAAATGGGACGGGGAGACAAATCTGTCCCTCACCCACCTCGGCGATACCGAGGGCGAGATCACGGCCGAGATGAATGAGAGCTACTCACACCTCACCCTACCGGAACTCACTGGCGAGGCAAAGCACAGGAGCTATGTGAGCGGTGAGGACCCGGTCGTGACCCTTCCGCTCTTCTTGGCTGATCCAGCGCTTCGCGCGATCGTATCGCCGACTGGAAACGCCTCTGGCGGCTACCAGCGGCAGAGGCCGGTCAAGGAGCGGACGCTCGTGATCTTCCCGGAGGAGCTCTTCTTCGATGCGAGCGAGGGCGAGTACGGAGACCTCAGCTACACCGGCACGGCGTGGCAGCTCAATGGTGAGGCGCTCAGCCCTGCCCAGACGAAACTCCTTGGCCAGAGCGTCTGGTTCTGGCGCGGCTACTTCACGAAGCCCGGCGTGGCGTTCCGCCATGAAGATGGCGGGAAGCTGGTTGAGTCGATCAGCTTCCAGGCGATGCAGTCCGATCTCGCCCTGGCGGTACTCCCGGATGGCGAGAGGATCTACACCTTAGGCGATCCCGGCGACAAAGACATCGACATCCACCCCGCTAGCTGATGGTGATCGTAGCACGTAGGACCCCGCCCGCTGAGATGCGGGCGAATCACCAGCGGCGAGTGGCGGGGGCGATCGCCGCAGAGGAACGGGAGCGGGAGAGGCCGCGGGTCGCGAATGTGGGGGCGGTCCGAGAGATCTGGTCTCCCCGCCCCCTCGCCTTCCGCGGCCGCCTGATCCCGGCCCGCCCCATCCAGTGGGAGGAGGGGCTCGACCTCATGGAGGCAGGCCTCGCGCTCGAGCGCTGGACGGAGGGCCGGCGGCCAGAGGACCCGATGACGAGGGAGGAGCTCGCCGAGCTCCGGGGGATCTACCGGAGTATCATGGATCTCGCATGGATGGCGCTCCGGCCGCCCTGGATGCCGCGCTGGCTCAGGAGCCGGCAGCGGAACCCATTCCGCCGCGCTACAGAGCCTGAGATCCTCCAGATCATGGATTTTGTCGGGCGGTGCCGGACGATCTCCCTCGTCGGGCACCGGTCCTCGATGGGGAGCCCGGCCCGGTAGATCTCGTCGACCTCGTCGCAGATTTTGCCGCCCATTACCCCGGCTGGCTCCGCCGTGATGGGAGACCTCTGAGCTGGCGTCTATTCATGTACGGGACTGAGGCGCTGGCGCGTAGACGGGCTCGCCAGGCGCTCGACCTCGCGAGTGCGACCGGGATCCCCTACGCGAGGGAGGATCGGGCCACTCGCTGGCTCGAGGTCCAGCGCATTCTCGCAGGATACTAGGTGGTGACGTGGCTAGACGACGTGGATTCCTCCGGAATATCATACTCCGCCTCGATCGGGACTCTGCGGAGCAGGTCCAGACCGATATATCGGACGCGCTCGGCAAGGCGGGACAGTCCGGCGCAGAGCGGATCGAGGAGGCGATGCAGGAGGGCGGTAACAAGGCCGCCTGG